TGCAGAGCTGTTCTTTTGGGTCAAGGCTAAAATAACAGCCCATCCAGCCGTCCCAGCCGAAAGAGCCTTCTGACTGGATAAGTCCTGCAGTGGAAGGGTCGTCAAGGATACGCATGAAGTTACCGTAGCCGTGACCCTTTGTGCTGTCCCAGTTGAGGGTCTTGCGCTGTTCAGGTGTAAGACCGTTTCTTGTCATGAAATCGACCGTGTTTCTGCCGAGTATCCTCACGCCGTCAAGCTCGCCCTTGTTCATAAGCATTTTGGCAAACTTTGCATAGTCCTCTACAGTGGAAACAAGACCTGCTCCGCCCGACTCAAAGGCAGGAGGTACAGTGTAATCAGTAAGGCAAAGGTGGAAGTGAGTGAACGGCTCGTTTCCGCCATTTTTGTATTCATAACACTGGGCAAGTCGGCTGTACTTTTCCGCTGGGATATAGAAGCCTGTATCGTTCATACCGAGGGGTTCAAAGATCTCTTTTCTAAGAAAATCTCCGAACTTCATGCCAGAAACCACCTCGATAACAGCACCCATGATATCGGCAGACGCACCGTACATCCACTTTTCACCAGGGGTGAACATAAGAGGACGCTTGCCCATTTCCTTTGCGAAGCTCACAGTATCCAGAAGCTTTTCGCCCTTGAGATATTTTTCAGACTGCTCGCCCCAAAGCGCACCCATTTTCTGACCTGCGGGAGTGCCGTCAGGATAAGGGATACCGGAAGTCATGGTGAACAGGTCGCCTATGGTTATATCTCTGTCAGCAGGACGCTCACCGTTCTCATCAAGAACCACAGGGTCGGAGAACTCAGGGATAAACCACTTGAGCAGGTGACGAGTGTCGAGCAGACCACGCTCGATAAGTATCATTGCGGCAGCGGCTGTGACAGGCTTTGACATAGAAAAGAGTCTGAAAATGCTGTCAGTTTTCATAGGGATATTTTTCTCCTTGTCAGCAAGACCAAAGCTTTTGAGATAGACAGTTTCGCCTTTATGGATAACGCTGAGAACTGAGCCTGAGAAAACACCGTTGGTTATCTCTTTTTGTGCAACAGCGTCGAGATATTTAAAATTTTCGTACATGATAGGCCTCCGTGTTATGATGTTTGATATATAGGATTATAACACAGTTCGGGTGGAAATGCAAGATTTTGTGCGGCAACAAAAAAATCCGCCCTACCACAGTAAGGCGGAATTGGGTGCAGGGGCAAGCTCTGAATTGTAAGGTTTACGTTCAAACTTGCCTGAGCGGTACTGAATTTGGGCAACAAAAAGCCATGACGGGAAATGCCCGTCACGGCGAGCATCAAACCCCTCCCAGCATATCATACCTATGGGCGGGAGCAAAAAAATCCGCTACCATAAATGATAGCGGATTGGGTGCAGGGGCATGCCCCTGCTGGCGGAGATGGAGAGATTAAATATACCACTTCACACCACTTTTTATTGTTTTATAAAACTACTCGCAAACCACGCATTTACGTCATTTAAGCCGTTTTTCTTGCTCCGTGTTTCACAAGCATATATTTACAATTCAGCTTTATCGTGTATAATTCGTGTACGCAAAAACAGCCGCCTCAGACCCATAAAAGTCCGAGACGGCTGAAATTCTACCTACTTAATCTTCTTTGTAATCTCGTCGCTGAGCTTCTTGATGAAGTTCACGCCTGCAATGCCATTCTCGCTGTACCCCCACTTTTTCAGCAAGGTATTAACTGCCTTTGCAGTACCTTTTCCGTATGTACCGTTCTTATCCATACCTACGTTGTGAAGCTTGACCGCCTTTGCAATAAGCAGCAGCTCCTTGAGCGCAAGCACACCGTTTGTTTTGTTGCCCTGCTTGTAGCCTGTCTTGTCAAGCACTTTCGCACTTATCTTGCTCTGGTTCTTTGGTCTCAGGAAGCCTGCAATGTGGTCGTAAGTATGCTTGACCTTAGTGCAAGCTTTTCCGCTCCAGTTTTGGTCATACGAATAAAAATAACTCGTGTTGCCCTCACCGGTGCAGATTGCTATGTGACCCCAGCCGCCATTCAACGTGCCTGACCATATCGCTACATCACCCTTTTTCGGCACGAAACTTGGCGTGTTCTTTACCTTTGTGAAATTTGCTTTCAGCCAAGTGTTCTTATCGAATAAATCCCAAAAATGGTGAGCGTCATACCAGAAATTCTTGATACCTGATCCGAAGACCTCGTTGAAATATGCCGTTGCAAGGTCTACACACTGTTTGCCTGCTGCTCCGTCATAGTCAACGGCTACGCCATTGTGCTTCTTGATAAACTCATCGTAATTCATTGTTATTCCTCACTTTCGTTTGTATCCACTTTGTTTTCAACTGTGATTTTAAGCTTGTGTACTATCTTCACCAAGAATGACGGCAGTGGTATACCTATCACCGCAAGATTTTCCAAGATTGAAATGCACTCGTTGATGATAAACCATACCGTCACGATAAGACCGAAGTAAAAGCTGACGTTTACTTCAATGCCTATCTGTGAAAGTCCTGAGATAAAGAGCCAATCAAGCACGCCCGACACCGCCACCACAAATATGTAGCCGACCTTTTTGAAAAGCCCTTTAAGACCGACACGGCTTGACAGCTCGCCCCTGTTCCATGCTTTCCACATACCTGTAATGTAGTCAATGATCATCACAAGCACCAGAATGACTATAGGTATCGCCATAACACGGAAATACGCTGACAGCCCTGCGGCTATCGCTGATATGATGATTTTTGCTGTGTTTTCTTTCATTACTGTTCCTCTCTTTCGTATGTTTGTCCCGTGATTGTTGTATACTCCTCAGCCGTGATCCACTTGCCGACGGCGGTGTGCACCATAGCAACCGACCACAAACGGGTGTCATAGTATCTCTTGACCTTTGCATAGTTTTTACTCATCGCCGCTCACCTCCAACTCAACACCGTTCAACATAGCCAGAAAATCAACATTTGCCTTTATCCTGTCTATCTCGGTGACCTTTGGTTTGTTGAAATTATCTTCCGTCAGCCCCATGCTCTCAACCATAGATTTTTCTAACTTCGTCATGTTGTACCTCCTACTTCACTCAGCTTCACGATATATTCTTCTTCTGACGGCACTGGTATTCTGTAATCATCACCATTGCTGTTTTTAAATGTCACGCTACCCTTTGCCTCAACCTCAATATTTCGCAGGAAGTCATCTGGTATTAACGATGAAATGTCGGTTACGATAGGGGTTTCCAATTCGTAATATAACATAACGCCCTGCATAGCCTGTTTGAATGCGGTGGCATCGGTGTAGGCGGTGTCGTTTACATAGACATATCCGTCAATAGTCGCATTGGTTGCTATGCCCACAGGTGCTGCGTCACTCCATACCTCATTTTGCGATTTTGCTAAATATTTTGAACATAATATATTCGATGCAATAGCAGAATTATACGACAATTTCTGTCCACAAATTTTCCGTGACGATGCTATGAAAACTGTCCGGGAGCTAATTCCACCACCAGCAGTCCACGTCAGCGTTCCCAAATCAACGCTGTTCACACACTGAACGTATCGTTTATTTTCATAGTCCACGTAGTTTCGTGCCGTTCCTGCCGACCAGCCGTAGCCAGGCAGTGCCTTGATAACTTCGGGTATCTGGTAAACGTTGCGGTGGAAGGGGGCATAGGTTGTAGGGGTGTCGCCTAGTTCGATCTGGATATCTCTAACTATCACATCTCCAGTGCCTTGTCCATATGTCATCGATAGTGTATCCTTTTGTGTTTTTGGCGTAAATGTCAATTTTGCGATACCCGTAGTATTCGCAAGAACTCGCTCGCCTTTTGCATAGGAACTTTCAATTCGAGCACCGTCTATTCTAGCTACCCAAAAAAAGCTAGTTAGTTCAGGCGGAACAGTAGCCTTAAGAGTGGCAACGAGTGTTTTACCTATATATTTTCCGACAGGAATGTTTATGCTTGCAAAACCCATAAAGTTGTTCACATAACTACCATCAGACTGCTTATATGATACGTAATAGTCATCTGCATTTAGCAAATTCTTTCCCTGCTCAACGACGCTCTCTGTTTCAGCGCTGACTATTTCGCCGTCAATGACCTCAGAATGACCACCTATCGACTTCACGCTCATCAACTTCGCCCCAGTCGGAACTGTCTTGGCATATGCCGTATCTGTATCGGTTTCAAATTTATGCGTCACACCCTGACCAATGTCGTACAGTGCATTTACACGTCTTGTCAATTCTTTATCCGTCAGCTTTAGGTTAGCTATTTCAGCGATTTTTCCGACAGCTGTCACATAATCGTCTGGCAGACTATCAGCTATGGATTGTGCTGTCTGAGCAGCAGTTTCAGCGGCTTTGCGGTCTGTGGTGACCTGTGCGGCATGGTCTGCCACTGTAGCCTTGTCGG